AAAATGCATTTGATATTGATCCAATATCACCTATTAATTGACCAATATTAGATACAAATCCACTTAATGTAGAATCAAGAGACGCTATTCTCATGTAAAGTTCTTTTCCAGCACCAATCCATGTCGGCATATTGGATAATAACCATCCTGCAGCAGTATATCCAATAAACCCAACTATCCTATTTACAAAACTTCCACCAACTTGAGATAATACTAAAGATCTAGATCCACCAGGACTTATCACTCTAGATGAAGCACTTATCTCATCTCGTTCTTCTTGTCTTAGTTCATTTTGTAATCTTTTATTTTTATAACTAAGAATACTACTTGATATTTTTTTTCTTGAAGATATCCGATTTGTTAAAATATTAGAAATATTTTTAATACTTTTTGATGCTAAAGAAACAGAATTTTTTGTGGAATATGTTGATCTAGATAATCTATTGATAGAAAATATTGCCATATCAGATTATCACGTTATAGTTTAATTGTGAATATAATGTATAAAAATTATCAATATTTGAAGAAGATACCAAGATAACATCAGTTAACGGATCGGATTGAGTTGATTGTGGTTTTTGTGTTCGCTTTTGATTTTGTGGTAAAGTAGATGCAACTATTATTTCTGGTTTCTGTTCTGGTAAAGAAGAAATAGTGGCAGCAGTATTATTTTGTTTCGGTGGAGGTGATATCTGAGCTGCTGGAGTTATTAAAGAATTATTTTCTCCATCTATTTTATTATTTGGATCTATTTTTATCTCAGATTGTAAAACATTATTATTTTTTGCAAAATTATCATTTCTCAAAGTTGAAAACGTTGTTATTCCACTGAATATTGAAGAAAAACTTTGATTTATAATGGGATTAGTAGATCCAGGAGATTGTCTAATATTTGTATTAAAAATATTAGACATATTCTGAGTTAATTTATTTTCTACATTTTCTTGAGAACTTAAATTTGTTTCATTTTTTTGATTTAAAATTTCTTGTGAATTAGAATTTTCAGTGCTTGCTGTATTTAAAGCAAATATACTGGAATTTGCTATGTTAGAAATATTTGATTGATTATTTTGACTTACAGTATTGACAAAACTAACATTGCTGGGATTAGTGGTATTAGAAGTAATGGGATTAGTGGTATTAGAAGTAATGGGATTAGTGGTATTGGAAGTAATGGGGTTGGGGGTATTGGGACTAGGAGTACTTTTATTTGGTTTTTCTAAATTAGATGTAAATGAACTGGGATTAAAATTACTAACAACTGTATCATACAATTCTTTTGCTTTTTGGCCCCCAAAAATGCTTCCAGAAATTCCAGCAGTAATAGTTCCAACAGGACCCAAAGAAGATCCAAGTCTGGCGCCAAGAGATCCGACAATTGCAGTACCAACACCTCCGGCAATTGCTCTTTTAGGATCTTCTCCAGTCGCTATATCAACAGCAGCAGAAGCTACTCCACCAATACCTGAAGATAATGCTTTTCCTCCAGTTTTAAAAATTTTACTAAGAATATCATCAGAAGAAACAGAAGCAGTAGAACTAACTGCAGAAGAAGTACCAGAACCTAATCCAGGTATTTTTTTAAATGCATCTGCTACAAATTTAATAGGAGATTTTACAAGATTAAGAGCAATCCCCGATATTTTGCCAATTATATTTCCAACAGATTTTGCGATGTTAGAAAATCCATTTTTTAATGATGAAATTGTAGATGTAACAAATCCAAGACTTTTAGTAACAAAATTCTTTACATTAGTTAATCCTTTAATAGCAAAACTAGAAATTTTCGAAATTAATGGTATAGTTCCTATCGCTAAAAATCCAAAAAGATTACGAATAGATCTTGAAATTGAATCAAATACCGATGTAAGTTTTGGTTCTAAATTTTTAACTGATTGAGAAAGAGTTGCATCTATTCTTTTTTCTATTTCTTTTTCCGCACCAATTCTTAACTGCCTTTCAGCAGAAATTTTTTCTCTTTTCTGTTCTTCTAAAAGTCTCGATTCTTCTAATAAACTATCTTTTTTTATAAGAGACCCAATTGAATTTAAACCAGAATTTATTCCAGCAACTTCTGATTGAATATTACTAATTTGACCCTGTAATGCAAGAATATTTCTACGTTCAATCTCAACAGAACTTTCGTCTGATAAATTTCTATCAGTATTTGGAAGTAATGGTGTAAGTGCGACCATTTTTTCAGTTTAAACCATATTATATTTATGAACCTTGGTTCATCTTAAGATTTTCTTCTTCAATATACTGCTGAATAAGACCTACCCATATTTCTCTTTCCCAAGGTATCATATTTTCTATCTCTGTAATTGAATACTTATGAAATTGGACTAAAGCAAAATTTGTTTTATAATATGACGCAAGATCTTCATGCGCCATCGCTAGGCGAAAAAACTTGTCAGACCCTCCAAAACAACTTCACTTTCTACCCCAGTGTTTGGGTTTTTGAGTTTTACTACATGAGAAAGTTTAGGCATGGTCTCAAAAAATTTTTCAATTTCTTTGAACTGCTTTGAAGTCAATTGATCTAAAAATTCAGTCAGTTCTTTTTTTGTAATATCCGAAGATGTCCAAGATTCTTCTTCATTATAAATTTGTTCTACGCAAGAATAAATCATTTCAAATGTGTCTTCTACGTTTATTTTTCCATTATTTGTAAAGTTATTTTTAACAAATTCATCCATTGATGGATATTTCATTCTCAAAACTAAATTATCATCTAATTTTATATCTCTATTGTGATTTATATTTTCTTTGACTCTAATTTCATCTAAATTAATTGAAATTGGAACTTGAGTTGTTCCATCATCGGGACAAGTAATCAATACATCAACATCTTCTCCTACAGATTTTCCACGAATATTTAAAAACAAATATTCAATATCAAAAGTTGATAGTTTATCTACTTTAATTCCTTTTGTAACAATGCAGTTTGAAATTACTGTCTTAACAGATTCTGCAATTTGTTTCGGATCTTCACTTTCCATCGCAATAATTAAAATCTTTTCTTCCTTTACAAGAAAAGGACGATATTTGATTGTTTTCTTTAATGATGGAATTTCTAATTCGTAAGTTGGTGTTGTAATGCGAGGCAAAACCATTGCTTTAATTCATTTCAGTATAATTTATTTATCTCAAAATTATTGGATTAACATTACCTGGTTGATATATAGTACCCCTTACACCAGATTCATTTCCTAAAGATTGACCTGTACGATTATAAACTGCATTATTTGGATTATTTGGTTGATTATTATTGGCATTTCCAGTAGAGTAATTTAAACTCAATGCTCTTCCAGCGATATACCTATCATATTTAAACGCAGCAGATACTTTTAAAATTTCTGAACCATTATATGAAACAGGAACTTGATAAATTTGATATGGGAATAAACCAACAAATGTATATTCTATTTCTCTAAAATAACTATAGTCCCTATCAAATTTTACAATTTTTGTCATGTTTGATTTATAAGTGTCTGGATATTGCATTCTTACAAAATATCCATCAACATTTTGTCTAATAGAAGGCAAAGTTCCACTTATATTATTGTGAGAACCACTAGAAATATACTCAACCCAACTCTCTAAAAAGATTAAAGATCTATAATCCGCATCAACATAAAATTCTAAAGTTATTTCACCAAACATTCTAGCTGTTGCTACATTTTCTTGAATACCCGTATAATTTCCATCAACTGATTTTGTTTTTAGAGCACCTGTTGGTAAAGATGCAGAACTACATAACAAACCAGCGTTTTCTGCAATAAAAGAATATTGCACATTCCTCACAGACAAATATCTCAAAAGTTCGGTTGGCAATCCACCAAAAATTACTTGGTAGTGAGAAGATTGGGCTAAATTTGTAATTATTGGTTTTATTTCCGATATTTTAAATTTTTTAGCCACCCTAAATACCTTTTATGAGTTGTATTTATAATATTTAGATGGCATCTTCTTACAAAGGAATATACAAACCATCCTATCCAGAAAAATATAGAGGAAACTCTAAAAATATAATTTATCGTTCTTTATGGGAACGAAAATTTATGGTTTATTGTGATAATAATGAAAATATTTTAGAATGGGCTTCTGAAGAAATTCCAATTGGTTACTATGACCCTGTGTATAAAAAATCAAGAAAATATTTTCCAGATTTTTATATTAAAGTTCAAGAACAAAATAATGTAATCAAAAAATATCTTATAGAAATAAAACCCAAAAAACAAACTGTTCCGCCACAAAGACCACAAAGACAAACAAAAAGATATATCAGTGAGGTTTATGAATATACAAGAAATCAAATGAAATGGGAAGCAGCAAGAGAATGGTGTGCTGATAGAGGATATGAATTTAAAATTCTCACAGAACAAGAATTAAATATTAAGTATTAAAAAATGCCAAGAAAAACATTAGATGAAAGAAGATCTAGAAGAAATCGTATCACTCCAATTGTTAAAAAATTAATTGGAACTGAAAATTCTAATGATTTAATGAATGAAATAATGAATGTTTTAACAGAAACTCCAATGCCACCTAGAGCAGGAAGAATTTATGTTTTCATTTATAATGCAAAAACTCCAAATAAACCATATGATAAAAACCCATTAGTCGCAGTTACAAAAGTTTTTTCTTGGGGATTTACTGGATTCAATTATCATTGGAATGAAGTTAGGCAATATACTTGGGATGAAGTTGCTAGTGGATTATATGAAGTTTATAGTGAAGAATTATCCGATTTAAGAAAACTACCTTTTGGATTTATTCGTTCTAAATAATTAAAAACAACTTAAATGCCAGAACTACTTAGATATCCAGATAAAAAAATAACATCGTCTGATGACTATCTTCAGATTGATGTTTTAGAGTATAAAGCTCCTGGACTAGGATCGGGACCAAGTTCATTTGGGTTAAATTCTTCTGATACAACTTATGCAAATGTAGATAATAAAATAGCAAATCCTTTATCAATCATTTTACCAATTCCAGAATCTATTCTAGATAACAATTCTGCGGCATGGTCGGCATCAAATTCTGCCATAGGTCCAGCTGAAGCTTATTTAGCAGGTTTTTCTGTAGAAACAATTGGTGATCCAAAGAGTGTGGTGAATAATGCAAAGGAAAGATTTGGGAAGGCTTTAACAGCAGCTGGATCAGCAATGGTTCAACAGGGATTTCAATCTGGAGCAGTAGCATTAGCTGTCAGAGCAGTGTTGGGTGATGATAAAGGACAAAAATATCTTGAAAGAGGTGCCGGGATTACATTTAACCAAAACATAGAATTATTATTTACTGGAGTAAATATGAGATCAGAATTTAGATTTTCATTTGATATGATACCAAGATCTCAAAGAGAATCAAATATAATCAAAAATATTATTCGCTCCTTTAAAAAATACAGTGCGGTAAAAAAAGGTCTTGACGGTCACGCAACACAGGGTTTATTTTTAAAAGCACCGGAAGTTTTTAGAATTCGTTACATGAGTGGAGGAAAACCACATCCATTTTTAAATAAATTCAAAATATGTGCTCTAGTTAATATGTCAGTTGATTACACTGGAGAAGGAACTTATTCTACATATTCGGATGCAACACCAGTTAATATTATATTAAATCTCACTTTCCAAGAACTTACCCCAATCTACTATGAAGATTATCTAACAAGAGGAGAGGGTGGATCTGATGACGGAATAGGAGTGGGATACTAATGACTTATTTCAGAGAACTACCAGATTTACAATATCAATCATTACTTTCAAGTAGGGTTTCCTCTGATGAATACGTTACTGTAAAAAATTTATTTCGTAGAGTAAAACTTCGTGATGATTTACAGAATGTTTTTACGATTTTTCAAAAGTATCAAATTCCTGAGGGTGCTCGTCCAGAAATCGTAGCACAAGATCTTTATGGAAGTGATACTTATGATTGGGTAGTTTTAATTACAGCAGGAATTACAAGAGTTAGAGATCAATGGCCTTTATCAGACAAAGATTTATATGAATATGCATTAAACATTTATGGAAATGATTTAAACAATATTCATCATTATGAAACTACAGAAGTAAAAGATAGTGAAGGAAGAATCATTCTCCCAGCGGGAAAAATTGTTGATAGCAATTTTACAATTCCAAATCCAATTAATAAACTTGCAACTTTAAATCCCGTCGTTGGAATCAGCAATCATGAATACGAGACATTTAAAAATAATAAAAAAAGATCAATTTATGTATTAAAAAAAACATATCTACAACAATTTATCAATGACACTAGAAAAGCAATGGTTTATGATTTGTCTTCTCAATATGTAGATATAAGAACTATAAAAACAGAAAATACAAGAGTTACTTTACCATAAAAGATTTAAATTTTTATCAAAAATCATTACATATCTATGCTTTCTTGACCGATATTTCCATTCACCTTCAACTCCTTTTACTTTACCTCTTGAATGCTTGGTGCCGTCTGCGTAGTAAAAGTCTTTTTTTGCATCTGTAAGACCTGCATATTTGAAATTGCAAGCCCGATAGATTGTGCCGCTATGAAAATCGCTATCAGCATAAGAAATAATCGCTTTAACTTCCGTGTCCTTCCGAAACTGTTTGATTGCTTTTGAAACAAACCAAGAAGTAATATTATATTCCGTAGATTGCGTTTCTGGGTGAATACACAATCTGGAGAGTTCAAATAATCCTTGTTGTTGGTTTCTCTCAAGACCAAATGCTCCTTTTGCGATTTCTGGCACAGGTAATCCAGTAAAAATACAAACTCCGTGAATACCACCAATATTTAATGGAGAAAATTCATTTTTCTTGTATAAACCATAATTATAACCACTCTTAAAGTCTTTAGATATATCTTTTAAGTAATGGTATTCTAATAAAAGTTCTTCTGCTTGTTTTTTTGTTACTTTATCAATATAAAAATCTTGTTTCATAAAATAATAGGGGAGATTTCTCTCCCCACATAACATCAGTTTTCAGCTAGTTTCTGAAAATAGGATAGAGTTTCATCATCTTCTTCATCATCATAAGAAACTGATTTAGATGGTTTTAGACTATTCAGTTGTTGCTTAAGATCTTGAGGTAGTTCGCTTGTTGAACCACGATAATCATCCTCATCTTCAACTTCTTCATCAATACGTTGAGATACCTTAACGTTTAGAACTTGATTTAGACGTTGCTTCAGTTCATTATAACCTTTGAACTTATCTGGAGAAACAAAATCGGAAAGTGAATGTTGAGTTTTCCAAATTGCTTCTAGTTCTTCATCGTCATTCAAAAGAGGACCAGGAGATGCAAACTCACTGGAATCGTAATTTCGGTATCCAGCAACATTTTTTGCTTTCAGTTTAAAATTGGCACCTTTCCAGAAATCAAAGGGATCAATTGGAGTTTCATCTTCAAATTCTGGTTGCATTGCAGCAGCAATCTTATCAAAGATTTTTTTACCATATTTGAAGAGGAAAGTTTTTCCTTCATTTTCTGGATTTGCAGGATCCTTTACAACATAAATGTTACTGATATAGGTCAACTTACGCTTTTGCTTTCTTGCTTGTTCTTTACCCGTATCAGTTCCATTGTTCCAAAGTTGTGTATTATACTCTGATACGGGATCTTTTTCGCCAATGGTAGTTCTGCTATTTTCAATATACCATCCACCAGGACCTTGAAATCCATGAGAATATAGTTTTACAAAAGGTAGATCTTCTCCTTCTGGTGCTGGCAAAAAACGAATAATAGCATATCCATTTCCTGCTTTATCTACACTTAGAGACCATACACGATCATCAGAAGATGAATTACTAGAATTCATTTTCTCAACTTCTTTTACCAGTTTTTCAGTAAGAGAACCAAGTTTAGATTGTTTTTTTAGATTTTGGAAAGACATAAGATTTTTTGGATAAATTGGATTTTGGTTTTGTGACCGTCTTTATTATAGAAGATCTATAAAAGGTTGTCAAGCCTGAGTTAAATCATTCTTTTTTTAAGTGCTTCAATGGTTTTTTGCATACTATCAAACACTAAACTCATATCTGTTTCAGGAGGAAATCCCATAAAGGCAACAGATTTTTTCAAGTTTTCTTTCATTTCTACTGCTTTTGGGTCATCAGATAAAGAAAGACGTGTATACATAATTTTTTGTTTTTCTAGTAAATTAGATAATTTATCAACATGTTTTGATTTTTCTTCAAAAGACATTGAAAGAAAATCAAATATATTTGAATAAATCTCTTGTTGAAGAGAATTAATTTCTCTAATCTCCTCTTGTATAATATCAGATTCAAAAAAACTACTCATTTAAAATGCCCCTTAGAATTTTTTTATATTGGAACATGTCTATATTTAGAAATGGTTTATACTTAGAAATTTTTAAAGATACGGTTTCCCATATAGGGTCCAAGAGTTTTTTATCAAAATTTTCCCCGAACAAAAATATTTTATCCCAAATAGTAATAGTTTCTATACTAATTTTCCCACTCAAGAATTTTTTCAGAATGACTGGATGTTGGTTTGAAGCATCAAGAACCTGGTTTAAGTTGCTTTCAGACAACAATTCGCTACTCTGTTCTTTGAATAAGTAACTTAAACTCTGCTGTCGTTTCATCCAATCTACATAAGTTCTTTCACCAGAATTAATAATCTCACCTATCCACAAATTTCCAGGTGTATCTGCTGCTACAAAGTTTGATACTAAAAAATCTACGATTTCTTTATCATTATACTTGCGACTTGTGCGTTCAAAAAAGTATCTATCTTTTCTACGATTAAACGAATTCAAACTCGCACGAGTTTTAGCACCATACTTAAAGAAATCGTATTTTGGATTTGTGAAATGATTTTTAAGAGCCAAATAATGTTGATAAGTTTCAAAAGGCGTCACTATCACAGAGGCAATTTAGCACGTGAGGTTTTCTTTATAAAGTTGAGATTAATCGCATCCCATTTTAATTTTTCTTTTAATGGTTTTGAAATTAATTTTGCGACTGATTCAATCTCAACATCATTTTCTTCACAATAAAGAACAATCGCATCAATGTAATTTGAATTATGTTTAATTACAATTTCTTCAATTTCTATCGCAAATTTTGAAGGTGTAAGAAACTTTTTTTCTATAGCCTGTTCTAATTCTTCGTTTTTTTCCATTTCTTCTATATTAATACCTAATAAACTTTTTAAACAGTTTGTCATAATTTTTACAATATTATATTTATTATAAAGAAAAAATGAAATATTGTCAAGAAGAAATAAGTTCTAATTTATCATTCACGAATTTTTTAATATATTGAACCACAAGTTTCATATATTTTTTTAAATCTTTTTCTTCATAAATTACACACTCACCATTTTCACAAGTCATTATGATGACCAATTTTTTAATGGGCGTTTCAGTCATTTCATAGTATGCCATACCATAAAACATTGCCTGAACGAAATATGAAGTAACCCACTCTTTTGGTTTTGGTTTTTTAGATGTTTTAAAGTCAATTACAGAAAGTTCACCATCATGTTCCGCAATACAATCAGTTGTTCCCGCAACACCAAGTTGTTTACTGTATAGAGAACCTTCTAAACAATGAATATTATTAATTCTATTTAACTCTTTTTTCGCAATCTTAAAAAGAAAATCTGGAAGCGGCGGAACCTGCGGTAAGTCCTGATTATAAAGATAGTTTTCCACAAGAGAATGAAGGTCTGTACCACGAGAAGTAGCCGCTTTAGTGATTTTTTGCGCCTCATTCTCACCAACCTTTTTGCGCCAGTTATCGAAGATTTCACGATTAAAATAACTGATTACAGATGTGATTGAAACTAATTTAAGTGATTGGTCTTCATCAGAAACTTTGTAATATCTTACGCCATCAATAGTCTCACGCTCCAACTTTGGGAGTTCAATATCAAGATGAGTAAACATTACATTCCACTATTCAATTTTGCTACAAGATATTGCTTTACGATTCCTGAGCGAACAATATCATCAATACCAAACTCAATAATATCAAAGGAAGGCATAGTTCTAATAATTTTCATAAAATCAACAATCCCATTTCTTTCATTTGTTTTCACTAAATCACTTTGAGATGCGTCACCACAGAACATAATCTTACAATTCTCACCAACACGGGTCATAATTGAATCTAATTCATGAAAATTTAAATTGGCAAATTCATCTACAACTACAATAGCATTATCAATTGTTACACCACGTAGAAAAGAAGTGCTCCAAAATTTAACTGTTTCTTGTGACTTAAGATTTCCATAAAGCATTTCAAAATCAGCATCACTTGGCATTTGGAACATGTATTTTACCATATTTTTATATGGTATTTGATAGATGTCTGCTTTATTATCGTGGTCTCCAGGAAGAAAACCAATTTCTCTTGTTGGAACAAGAGACCTTACGATATAAATTTTTTCATAAGGTGTTCTTTCATCTAAAACATCACGAAGAGCATTATAAAGAGTGATGAATGTATTATGAGTAATAATATAATCATCAGTTATGTAAAGATGTTTTTCATCTTCTATCATAATACATTGTGCTTCTTCCTCACCAATGTAATTAACATTTTTAATTTTTCTTCTATATTGAAGTTCATTGTATTTTTCTCTACAACGATCTTTCTTTCTTTGTAGAGAAAATAGTTCTTTTGGATTTCTAACAGTAATCCAAACATTATAAGATCTTCTACCTATTTTTTTAATACCATCATATGTATATGTTGGAATTTTGGAAGTAATTTTACAAATACCACCTAAAGACCAAATAATTTCTTGAACTTGTTTTGCCAAAATTTCACTTGTTGTTGAAAATGAAACTGTTCCGGTTTTACAATCAACAGTTCCATCAGTATCCATCAATCCTCTTATAAGATTCAGTTTTTGCTCTGTTCCAGAATTAATGTATGATGTGGGAATAATTTTCTCATATGATTTTTTACCGTGTATTCCAAGTTCTTTCAATACTTTTGTTACACTATTAAATTTATTTTTTCTTGCTAGAGAATCAACAAAATTGTAATCATAATTTGTTTCGCCACAAGATTTTATCGTAATATTTTCATCAAGAATTTCTTGTAAATATTCTACTATTTCAGTATCTTTTGTTGTAAATTTAGGAGTATTTGTTGTTAAACAACCATCACCAATTAAACACCCAATAATATAAGGATCTAAAGGTAAATCAACATCCCCAGTTTTAATAGGATCAATTAAATCAATTGAAATATTAGTTGTAGATTTTCTAACTTCTTTTTCTCTTAAAAAATCAATAATGTATTGAGTATTGACTATTTTTTTAGTTCCTCTTTTTCTTCTACTCCAATCACTTGGAGCATTAATTTCCCAAAGATGTTCTAAACAACATCTAGTTTTAGATCCATCGTGAAAAACAATTTCATAAATGTGCTTTTTTCCTTGAGGGAAAATTCCACAAATTTTTGTTTTTTTACCTGTTGGAGTTAATACATAATCACCAATTTTAATTTCACTCATAAATTTCCAACCACTAGGAGTTAAAACTTTAGAGTATAATGGTTGTGCTTTACCAGTGCCAGCGGCACCATAAGCAATCAAATGTTTGCCTTCAGCATAAGAATTAAACAAACGTTTTTGATTTTCTGTTAGAGGGTCAATATCTATAAGATAATCTAAATTGATTGGTTTTTTTCGTTTAATTTGTTTTGTAGTAAGACCTACACCGATTGGTTGTTCTGCTCTTTTTCTTCTTGCCATTTAGTTCCTTCTTACGTTTGATCCAGGCATTTTGCCCGCACGGTCTAAAATTGTGTTCCAAGAAGGATGAGATTTGTTTAACTTATCCTTCCATTCACCCACTTCACCTACGCCAGCAACTCCTGCCTGCCAATCCTTATCCCAATCCGAATTTTCTTTTCGCCATTCCTCATATTGAGAAATACTCATTTCAAGTTCTTTCGTTTCTCCTGTTTTTAGATTTTTAACTGGATATGTTGGCAAAGTTCATTCCTCCATAAAATATAAAATATTTATTGTCAAACAACCCATTCATTTTCAACTCCACCTAAAGAGGATGAAGTTGTAGGAAAACATTCATTAAAGACAACCTTACATTCTTTTGCGATATCCATATGTTCTTTCTGAGTTCCAGATTTTTCTCTTAGAGCAATATAAGTTATCCAAGACCTCACAGAACCCGTCATATAGATACGTGTAGGCGTTGCTAAGGGCAATACAAAGCGAGCACTCTCCTTGGCAACCCCCATATCAAGAAGACGCTTGTAGAGGTTATTAGAGCGGGTAAAATGCTCTCTAATTTCTGTTTCAAGAGTAAGTTTTAGATAACCATCAAGGTCATCTGTAGAATTCTGACGATTTTTTTGGTCTTGACGACGTAGTTTTGGAACAGGAATGTCAGATGTTATAAGATTAGTATCTGCGTATCTTTGTGAAAATTCTTGAAATGTAAAACTTCTATGACGAAGTATTTGAGCGGCAATTGCCCGAGTAGTTTCAATTTCCAAAGTCATAGTTGCCATCTCAAAAATAGACCAATGCTTATGTTTAATACAATAGCGAATAAGTCCTTCAAAATTATCGGAATTTTGATTTGATGGATTACTTACTCTTGCACAATAAGCAATATGTTTTTCAGCATCAGGAGTTACACTAATGAGTTTTACTGTCATTTCTTTCCAAATCCCCTATAATCTTTATGTGAAAGTTCTTTGATTTTTTCCTCCATAAAACTCAGTTGTTCTTTCATATACTGAAGTTCTTCTGAAGAATATAAATGTTCGCTCTTAATTGCTTTTTTTAATTGACTGATAATCTTAGTTGTTCTCATTATTTTTCATCATAAATTTCGTCATAATCTTCTTCATACGGTTTTATATCATCGTAACTGTAAGAAGGAACATCAGTATAGATTTCTGCCTTTAAACTGTCAAGAAGAAGTTCCATATTTCGTATGATTACTTTTACTTTGTCTCTATCCATAGTTTATGAGTGTTTTCTTCAGGAATCATATCATAAAAAAAGAAAGGGATCAACCCTTTCTTTCATTAAGATTTAATTGCAACTTATTTGTATAAGTATTGAATACACAAGGATAAAAGAGTAATCATCACAGCAGATGCGAGTGTAATTTGTGCTACGATTGCCATTACTTTGCTCCAATTAACTGAACTAATTGTGCTTGATGACGACGTTCTTCTTTTTGTTTTTGTTCTTTAATTAATTGAAGAAAGTTTAGTTTTTTCATCACTTAACTCCCTTTACATAATTAACTCCACGATAATTTAAATCAAATTGTTGTGGTTGCTGTTGCTTCTGATTACAAACTTTCGTATTGTAATGAACTCCACGATAAGTTAAATCGCAATGTTGAGATTGTTGATGATGAGATTTTTCAGTGTCATAAGAGACACCTCTGTAAGTTGCTTGTGCCATTAGGATTTCCTCCAGATTGAGATGATTAATCCCGTTCCTTTGGGCGGTTTGCGTTCGCTATTTGCGAATAGCGAATGAACGACTTCCGTTCCGCCGTCCTACTTGCGTCAGATTTCTCTGATGAACGTAATGTATATAGTAGCATAAAATTCAAAAAGTAGCAACCGATACTAAATTGTATCAGCACGCTACTTTTTTAAAAAACCTTAGAGATAAAAAAATTGCCGAAATTTTTTTTCGGCATTCTGGAAAACTACTTTCGTTTTTTGTTTTTGGGTGATGTATATCCCCAGAGTTTTGGATTAAATCTTCCATATCCAAAATCTATACTCTTCAAATTTTCACGAAACTTATCCCAATACATATCAAACAAACGAATTCTTGAACCCCTTGTTAAATCAAAACAAATCTTACCTTCCACAAAATACTTAATAATATAAGCATCACTTGGTGCTTCTTTAGTACAAACATCAACATAAGAGCCATTTTCCACCAGAATATCGCATCCATATCTGGACTTACACGTTTCTTTTTCTGCTGGGGTCCAATGGTTCATGGTTTCTTCCGTATCTTGTGTTTTTTCTATCACATCACGAAGTTTGCTCATAGTTATGAACGACCTCCCCACTGAATATCAGGAAATGCTTGAGAAACAATCTCCTTTGTAATCTTATACTTAGTATCCAATTTTTTATCCTTGACTAAACAAAGAATTTCTGCCTCAAGAGGATGAAGTCCTTGTAGAAGATTAATAAACATGGTTTCTCTACGAAGAGAACTCAATCCATCATTTCCACCTTTAACAAAATTATAAAACTTTTGATATTCTTTACGAATACTTGACCTTCCTTGATCTTGAGACCCGATTGAATTTGAATTCAATTCATCCATTTTTATTACAGCATCTTCAATTTTTTCAGATACAGTTCCACTAAATGAATTTTGTTCCCCTACACTCGCATAGGGAACTTCACCAGGAGGAAGAACAGAAACAATACTTTCATCAAAATTCCAAATAAGAATTGATTTGATTGAAGGGTGTTCGTATTTTTTTAGAACCTCAACTTTTTTATCATTGGTTCTTTGCTTAGAAATTAATTTAAAAACCTCAAACACAAAAGGATTTGCTGGCAATTCAATTGATTCAACTACCTTCGGTTTTGTTTTTGTCGTAGTAGGTTTTTTAGCAATAACAGTTTTCGTAGTCATAAAAATTCAAATATAATGTTTATATAGTATCTTATATATTATTTGTTTTCATCATCGTCATCATCGTCAAGTGTCTCATTATATTCTTCCATAAACTCATCATAAAATCCAGGTTCAATTTTAAGGGATACAACCTCATCAGAGATAATATTTCCTTCATCATCAAAAAATTCAGGATGCATTTTTGGAAATTGTCTATAATTTTCTCTTACAATCCATCCACTAATTATACCAACAATAAAAAATAGAATTATAAGAAATGAACCAAATACTAGACTAACTGCTAACATGGTTGTTCTCCAGGAAATTACTTTTTTTCCTTCTTTCTTAAGGAAAATTCAAAAAAGATAGAAACTTCCCGATTTAGAAAGCAAACTATCTTCTTGAAGATAATCTGAAATGGTTGCGTTTGCTTTCTTTTACCTCCATTAAGTAAAAATTCAAAACCACGATTAATATAGTCTTCAGAGTTATTTATGTTTTTATCAGACGAGTTTTTGTTCTTTGAGGAATTTGATTGTTTCAACACATCCTCCTATTTTTTCATCATTATACAATACTTGTGGAAAAGTTGACCCTTCTCCAAATTGAAAATAAAAATCTTCTCTTACAAAATCTTTATCTAATGTATAAACCTGATACTGAAGATTTGACAAATCTAATACTTTTTTAACTCTTTCGCAATAAGGACAGTTTTCTTTTGAATAGATTACGAAGTTCATAGTGCTCTAAAATCTCATGTTTATTTTAAGGTAAAGAAAACTTTATGTCAAATTTCTTTACTCAGTATCAAAGAAAAACATTTGCCATAGTCTTGCATTTTCTTTTACTGTTCCGAAATATTGCGAAGCAGAATGAATACAACTTGCATCAAAAATAACAAGACGATTATAAACATTTCCAAGAACATCTACTGGCTCAAATGGTGTTCCATCTAAATGACAGTCTCCCGGAACATCCTTCCAGGCATCATCCCACCCTTCATGATAATAAGTTCTTGCTTTTGTTTTTTTATTTGCATACAAAGTTGTTCCACATTGATAAGGAGCATCTGGAGTTAAATATAACATTCCTCCCCATTTTTGACTATCACAATGATATACTAATGGTTCTCCGGACCAAGAGATCTGAAATCTTCCATTCATTCCATGTTCTTCCCAAGCAGTAATCTTTCTTCCCATAATCTCCTCAAATCGTTCTTTGAGACCAGGAAACAAAAATTGTTGATATGTTCTTCTGCCTATAAAACCTCTACCAAGTCCACCTTCAAGATAATCTTGTTGTAGTGCGAATTCTCTTACTTCATTTGGATTATCATAAAAATTATCTACAATCCAGGAAGTTGATTTTAAATTTGCACTTACATTAAAAAAATTAAATTCTTCCTCTCCTGGTGTAAGAATGTATTCCTTTACGTGTTGAGTACCACTAATTATTGATTTCATTTTTGTAATGATATTTGCATTAACTAAATCGGGATGAACCCACCAGTCTTCGAAGTTGGATTTACCATCAGGTGAAATGTCATTTGCAATTAATTCATAACCTTTACTCTTGAGAAACTCTCTTGATTTCTCACGATAAGATCTGGTTACATCTACATAATAATCGTGTTCATAAGTAATCACAGCAAACTTATACTTCTCAAAAGGAATTCTTAACATACATTCATAAGTATGTCGTGCTGGTTCAATGTCTAGTTGAAGATAATCAACTACATCTCCGTCAAAGTTTTCACTCAAAAGTTGTTCGTAATTCAATGAAAGTGCATCAGTATGAAGTAACTTTGCACTTCTGTTATTTCTGTAATTTTCAATAAATTTCTTATCATATTCCAGTGAAATTCCTGTCCAATTGAAAGACTTCTCAAGTAGTGCAGTATTATTTCCTTTGAACGGATCTGCTCCACCAATTTCTAAAAAAGTTCCTCCTCTCTTTCCATTTAACATAGAAAGAATAAACATATCCTGGTAAACTTGAGAATAATTTCTTTCAATATTTTCAGATCCTTGAAATTTAAATCTTAATTTTGGGTGATCATTTTTAGTATATGTATGAAATGCTTGAGATTCTGGTCCTGATCCTAAACGAGTGATACTGCCTTCTACTGAATTTTTATGTCGATCATCCATTTCATCCCAATAATTATCAACAAGATAATGAAATAATTCACGACACTCCATTCCTTTTCCCCACCACCAAGCGGCAACTGCTTTTTGAAAAATTAATAAATATTTTCCATAAAATTCTGGAATATCTATACTATCAATATTTTCTTTATAATTCGCTAGTCCTAAATTTGCATACATATAACAATTTTGCCACTCTTGTTTTTTCTCATAAAGTAAGGAAAGAAAATAATATGCTTCTGGTCTTTCTGGAGAAAATGTTAATGCATTTTCTAACATAACTTTTTCAGTTGCATCTCTAGACCCTTGAGATTTATAGCAGAAAGATGCTCTGATAAGTGATTGATATACAATATTTTTATCATCCGATCTTTCAGATGCTCTTAAATAATATGTATGTGCTGGAGCAGTATGACCAATACTTTCATACCAACGAGCAAGATTATAATTTTTTTCTCCGTTTTCTGTGTCAATTGAAAAATCAATTAATTCATTCGTAATCATAATTTTTTTAATTTGAAATAAATTTTTTTTTATGTATAATTGTATAATATTATCTTATTATTTCAATCGTACAAATTAACTTGAATTTGATTTTGAATATTACTCATAATTTTTTTCCACCATTCATTAATTTTAAATTGAATTTTTTGTAATTCTTCAAAATCAGACAGTAAATTCTTACATATATTAGCAGATTTTTCCCACGAATCGGCGTAAATAAATGGAGGAACTTCAATAAATGCAAATACACATTCTATTTCATGTTGATTAGCAACAATTACAGGTATTGCTCCAGCAAGTAATGATTCATAGATTCTCCAACAATCTAAACTAGAATTACCTCTTCCACAAGGAACAAATATTGAATCATTGTAAATATCAAACATTTCAATTTGATTTATTGCACCATTTAATCCAACAATTCCTTTGGGAATATCCATAAAAGAATTAATCATTTCTCTTCGATCTGATTTTAAATTTCCAATCCAAGACCAATTATATTTTCTATCTTTCATTAAAGTTATAACTTTATTTTCATCAAAAAAACCATTTACATATCCTAAAGGAATTTGTAATGTGTTTGGTGTATATGTTTCTATTTGACAATGATGACGATGTTGCTTTAAAAATAAGTTACAATAATTTCCTAAACTATTATGAATTTCATTATGTTCATGCCAATATTCATCTATTAATTGGATAATAATTTTTGGAGAATGTCTGATTACTGCATCTTTTACTTTGTTAAAACTTGGTGCATACCCAAAATGAGCGAATCTATTCTCATCAATACAATGATAAACAAATATATCATATTTTTCATCAGTATTTTCCGAATCTTCAAAACTTAATACATCTACATCAAAATTTACATTTTCAGAATAGGGAATTAAATAATTAATAATAAAATCATAATTTACACATTTTTCTTTAGAGTCAATACCATAGAATAGTATTTTTTTAGTTACTTTATTTGAATTCTGTAATTGATATATCCAACAATTTTCAGAAAATTTTAGTTCTTTATTATTAAAAAATTCATTTACTGCTCTTGATACTCCAGGAAACCAATCTGTACCATTAATATAATAATCATGACCAGCTAAAACTCCACCAACTTTAACTTTTGGCAACCAAGCAATAATATCCGATTTTACATCTTCATACTCATGAGAAGCATCAATAAAAACAAAATCTAAAGATTCATCTTTAAACATATCTGCTGCTTTTAATGATGTCATTTTCATTGGAGTGTAATATTTTTCCAATGGTTTCATGTTTGAAACAAATGTATCATAAAGATTTTCTAAATCATATCCTGTTTTATGATCTGGACCACCTTCCCAAGTATCAACACAATAAAAATCAATATTTTTACTTGAGTTGGCGATTTCTACTGCCATAAATGCAGTAGATTTTCCTTTCCATGAACCTATTTCAACAAATTTAGACCCAGATGAAAATTTTTTAACCATTTCTCGATAGAGATTAGGATAAGAAAACCAATTTTCTCCAAATTGGGGTTCTCTATAGATATGATCTAATCTTTGGTGACTAATTTCAACTATATTTGTTCTTTTAAATACTTGGGCATAATCAACATAGTGTATTAATTCAAATCCCATATCTATTAGTAAATCGGGAACTTTTCCTACTTCCCCCCAATTAATATCATCAACAACACAATATCCTCCAAGATTTATTTGAGATGCATATTTTTTAGCATCTTTTAATGCTTGCGCTGTATGTTGCCCATCAATATAAAGAAGATCAATATTTTTGATATCTGGAGCATCATCACTCGATGACTTTATAACTTTAATTCTATTACTGAGATTAAATTCTTGAATGGAATTGATAAAAATATTATAATACTTCTCCAAATCAACATTTTCCCAAAAATTTAAATTTTCATTTTCATATCCAACTATTGCGTCTTCATTCGACCAAGGATCTATTGCATAAACTAATCCTTTATTGTGTCTTTTTAGTTCAAGTGCTACTGGTAAAATACTTTTACCACCATAAACTCCAATTTCAAGACATATTGGATTATCTTTTTCTTTACATATATTATCAACACAATCAATTAAATATCCTGCTTTATCTAAAGAACACCATCCCCAACAACCATATCTGCGATCATAATCGAAATATATTTTTATAATTTGATCTTTTGTTAGGTCTTTTGTTGATTGCATAATTTGACTAATCGTTAAATTTTTTTCCATTGTTTTCCATCAATTTAATACTGAATCGTGAGATTTGAAATGATCGTCTCTTTAATTATTATGTATATCCTCTTGCTCATATAATAAATTGATAGTGAATCATCTAATTTATTCATTGATAAAATTCTCCACTAAAATTTTAGGCACTCTTAAAATATATGCCGCATTATCCTGACATCCAAAAGTAATTAAAAAATCATTTTTATATACTGAAAGACCACAACAAAACTCAATTTTCATATTGAGAAATGAAAATAATTTAGAGAATTTTTGGTTTTTAAATTCGCTATCCCAAAAAACAAATCTGTGTCTATATGTAGCATTTTTTCTTCCTTGTTCTGATCTATACAATTCAGTTTCATGAATTAAAGTTAAATATCCATCTTTCCATTTAATTACCTGAGATCCTCCTCTCATATCATTATAACCTGTTTTATAATCAGTTGTTGTATATACTTCAGTTTCCTTTCCGTTTGGATCAAATTTCATCAATGCAGTTGGATTTGTCCATTTTAATAAATGAAATATTTTTCCTTCAATTGGAGTACAGTTCTTCATACAATATTCATTATCTGGTGGTGGTCCAGGAATTCTATATCTTGCAATTTCTTTAACTTGCATATTATCAAATTCAAGTTCAGAAAGTTCCATTCTCCCAGTTCCCTTTGTATCTAAATCTCTTCTTACGCCAATTCCATAAATCTTATTGTTCCAATTAATTAAACGAACATCTTCTAAACCAACAAATTCCCATTGAGGAGGATAAGTATCAAATTTAGATGTATCTATTTTTGAATAATATGACACATCTAAATTGTCATCTAATTCTAAAATATAATTTGTAGTTCTCAAATGAAGATCATTTTCTGGATGAATATAAACTAAAGGTCCCCAAGCATGTTCAAATTTATTAAGTTCAGAATGATATAATGTATAATTTACATTACGAACATTTACTAAAATTTTATCATCTACAACAAGAACAGAGGGATTTGTGAGAGATGGTCCAGAAAGATCTTGAGATGATATTAATAGTGGTTTAATACTGCCACCATTCTCTAATGCTAGTTTGACGAAATTCATAAACAAATAATTAATACAGTTTTACTTTTTAATTGTTCTTTAAATTACTAATCTTATATTATAACACAGATTAGCAGATTATTCTACAACAGGTAAAGGAGGAGTCCATTCAGGACCACTCAGTATCTCTAAAATTTCTGAATTTGTATAAGGACCTTCAGCATCTAAAATATCAACAATAAATGTAGGTACTTCCCCATCCCATTTAATAAAAGTTTTAGTTTGATCTACAGAAAATCTTAAAGTTTCTGCAGAGGTCTCACATATTTGTGAAAAATCAACTTTAGGAACTTCAGTTGAAGGAATAATAAGATACTCTATATTTTCAAACATAATAGTAGGTAATTTTAAAAGTATTTAGATACCAAATCTTCCTCTAATAGCATCAAAGTTTTGTTTTACTTCTGCTGCCGTAATGGCTCTGTTGTAGACAATGAAGTTTGCCATTTTTCCCTTTAGAGGTCTGCTGTCCTGCTGCTCATTTGCAATGTAAATAAATTCAGAAGTTGTAGATGGATTTATATCTGCATTCCAGTCGCTGATCGTTGAAGAATATACACCATTTCTATAGAAATCAACAGAACTCCCAGTTTTGACAAAGGTTAAGTGATACCAGACACCAGTTGATGGGATGAAAGAAACGAATTTCTCGAATGTAGTTGAAGATGTTCTACTGATTAAAATAATCCTTTGACTTCCCCCACCAAAATTCGCATACCTCATAAGAAAAAAGTCACCAGAAGTACGACCACTTTCAAAAAATCCTTCATATAACTGAGTTAATGTATTAAAGTTTATGGTAAATGTGTAGGTCCAGTTAGCAGTCCTATGAATTAATTTTGAATTTGATGCCCGAATATAGGTATCAGTCCCATCAAATACAAGAATTCCACCATTAGCACTACTAAATGTTGGTCCATTTGTCAATGTACCATCTGTAGGATTACCAAAACCAGATATATCTCTCCAAATTGTTCCTATTCCATTATAAGAATTCTGCTGTCCTGCATCATAATGAAATATAAGACCATTAGTTACAATTTTTGGAAAAGTAGTTGCAGTAGCAAAACTATGACTTATAGAAGAATTTATTGGACTCATTTTTAATTAAGATTAAGAAGATTTAAAGTTACCATTCACCATTGCAAGAACAGTATAATTTGCAGTGGTACTTCCAGAACCAACTGTATTTATTCCTGTAAAGTTAAAGATATCAATTGAATTTGTAGATGCAGTGGAAACAACTGCTCCTGGATATCTTAAAAATCTATTAGCAGTAGTTCTTGAAACACCATTTAAATTAACTGTAGTACATGCATATCCAGTTGAACCTTGTAAAGTAATAACAGTAAATGAAATAACTCTATTATCAAAAGTACTATCTGTTGGTATTCCAGTTACGTTTATTGTAATTACTCCTGTGGGATTAGTGCATATAGCAACATTACCTCCACCAGTATTATAAACAAGATTTACTGTATTTCCAGAAACTATTGTGGATTTTTCAGATACTGAATTGATTCTACTATCATTGGCAAATGATGTACCTTCAACGTGAAGATTGTATGATGGACTACTATTTCCAACGCCAAGTCTTGTAGTTGATGGATTAAATACAAGACCAGATGTAGTTACACCAAATCCAGCAACGTTTCCAGTAGAAACTACATAAGGAATATATTGTGCTTGGTTTGTAGTATCTATAGATATCGATACTTCTGCTGCGACTTCGATGCCTGTTAATTCAGACCCATCACCATAATAAGTAACTATACCAGGAGTACCTACAGTAGCACCAGTTCCAACAGGAGTAATTATAAAGTTTCCAATTGTAGAAACACCAGTAATTAAAGAAGTTCCTGCAACATGAAGTCCTGATGTTGGATTTGTGGTTCCAATACCAAGATTACCAGTAGAAGGAGTAAATACAAGTTTTGATGAAGATACACTTAAAGATGATACATAACCTGATGTAATATCTTCAAAAGTAAGATATCTTGGTGTTGTTGTCGAATCGTCATCAGTAAGAGATACAGAAGTAGGACCAGCCCAACTTACACCAGCACCGGTTGAAATTAATACATTACCAGAAGAACCTACGAGATTATTTGTATCATATAAACCATTACGAAGTCTTAGATTTCCCGAAATATCTACTTTTTGTGTTGGATTTGTAGTTCCAATTCCAAGAGAACTACCAAAAGAAACTATACTTACATTTCCATTGGCATTTACCTCAATACTAGGAATGCCAGAAACATCATTTACAGAAAAAATAGATCCTGATGTAAGATTATTTGTAATAGAAAGAAGCTCTCCTTCTGATGCTTGAAAACTTAAAGTTCCATTATTTGCGGAAGAAACAACGGCAGTAATAGTTGATGGTCCAACACTTTCACTTGCACCAATAAAATCTATCTTTGGATTATTTGCAGATCCAATATTTGGGGTAATAATGATATTTTTATCGTTTAGTGCCATTTTCTTATTATTTACCTTTTATTAGATATTTATCATATTCCAAAACGACCACGAAAAATATTGAAGTTTTGGGTGATTTCTGATGCTGTGAGGGCTCTATTGTATATTAAAACGTTTGATATTCTTCCATTAAAAAAGTTGTCATCAACTACCCCCCTATATCCCAAATAAAGTGGAGTTGTGGAAGTTAATGCTGGATGGGTAATATCGTCAGGTGCTCCCTCCTGTACAGAATTTAAGTAAAGTAAATAAACACCACTCTGCCTATTTACGACCCATGTAAGCATATTCCACGTATTTAGTGAAGGAGTAAAATTTCTTTCAAAATCGTTTGATCCTTCTTCTCCAGAATAAACTATATTGCCTGGTCCTATATTGTAACCTTGCCAAGCATTTTTATCTCTATTCATAATCCACCCACCTACAGCAGCAGCAAAATACCAGATATTAATAGTTGTTGATGTGACTAAATTAAATGTAGAATTGTAAGGAACTGATGCTCTATCATTATCCCCATCAAAAACAATAGACCCACCATTTGCACTATTAAAAGTTGGTCCACCTGATGGTGGGTCTAATGTTGCATTATTACCATTGCCGCTCAAATCAGACCAAGTAGTTGCACTAGAACCAGAATAAGATCTTGGATTTCTTGCATCTAGATATAAAAGTAACCCATCAGTGACTATTTTTGGACCAAAGTGAGTATTTTTAATAATTAAAGCCATTTCTTATATCTCCACTATTAATTTCTCCACATCATTTCTTTCTGCAAATACAGTATAATAATAATCAAGTTCTCCATTTCCAACACTAAAGACATAAACAGAATTGTCAATAATTTTTTCAATTCTTGGAATCGCAGTATTTCCAATTGGTGTAAGATTAACAGTAACACTATCAGGATCTACAAGTTTAGTCCAATATTCTGGAAGTTCAATCACCTTATCTTGTGTTCTTCCTCTTACGTATACACCTAATTCTGGACCTTCAAGAGAACCATATTGAAGTTTCTTACCTTCTTTTGTTGGGTGAGGAATAACGAAAGATTTGGTTGTTGC